GTTTTTTTTTTTTACGCATCTCCACTTATTAGTCAAGTCATCTCAAAACAACTCACAATCTGTGGTGACCAAGGGTTAAAACTCCACTCGATCGCAAGTGTCGATCATTTCTGACTCCCACTTGGAGACACAGTCTTTCAGCAACGGTAGGTAGCTTTATCTCCGACATTTACACCCGTAGGCTGTTGCACCTCAAACCCCCCTCAAATATAAGATAAGGTCTCACGGGGGAAGATGAGAACCTTAAATGGCACCAATATAATCAATCAAGAGATGAGTGCAGGGCCTGGTTGCACTCGCAGTAGTCTGCGAGGTCACAATGTTCCATGTTTTGTTGGCGGTAGGCGCAACGGAATACTGGAAAATGTTCGACAGAGTGAAGGTGGTATTCACTGTCGCATTATAGACCCACTCATTTGAAAGAGTTTTGGCAATCACATATGCCGTGGCGGGAGCGGTGCCTGGGCCCTCGCCGAAAACGACTGGCATATAACGGGTGTCCGTCACTCCAGCGCCACTGGGAATCAGATACACCATGCCATTGGCATAGGTGTCGGTGGCAAACGTAACTGTCAACCTGATACGATAGATCCCAGGACTAAGTGTTATCTGTCCATTACCCGGGGAAGTGTAAGTGGGAAACGTACCCCAGGTGGGATAAAAGTTGATCGTGGCAGGTATGGTAGTTTGCGTATTAACAGTGTTGAAGTTGAAGCCCTGGAATGAAGCTAGGGTGGTACCAGCCCAAAGACCCCCAGGTGTGATGGTCGAGAAACCCGTAAACTCCACAACCATTGAACCCTGAGGAGAGCTGCCAATGTTGACAGCCTCACCCGAATTGCGATTGACACCAACCAACTCAACATCATATTCGACATCGACGTAACCAAGGGTTGTTGAAACAGGAGCGCCCTCAGTGAAAATGTAAAAGGCGGCTGTGTCATACAAGTAAGCTGTGGACCCCAACTGCTGAGTTCCAAAGCGTGTAAACTTGTGTGACTTGTCGTAACACTTGGAGACATCGACCTTGTAACTATGTTTGGCCCAAGAGTTCCCCTCGGAAAATCCGAGGGAAAGATTGGTCATACCGAAGGCGTCAGTAGGCACAGCGTCATTACATGATAAGTCTGCGCCAAAGATCACGTTACCCGCCGTGGTGGTGGGTACAATCGGCACGTAGTGGAAGATGAGTTTCTTGAACATGTATTTGTCAAACAACTGTGCCTGACGTGCAAGAAACGAGTTGGTGGAAGAAGCCAAATTGCCGGCATTGATGAATTGCGAGAAAACAACGCCGGAAGAGCCAGAAGGACTGGTAATAGTACCAAGTCGTTCACGTTTGGCGACTCTGATTTTGGTGACAACGTTTGATGAGCTACGAAGAGTTCCAACAGCAGTTGGTACAGTTAAAGCCCTAGATGTTTGTTTAGGAAGAGGCATCTTAGGGGTCTTCTTCTGTTTCTTCGGCATCACCTTACGTGCCACCGACTTAGGCTTGCGAGCCACTTTCATTTTGTTCCACACCCGGAGGCAGAACAATCGGAACGCGCTTTGCCCACTCTACGATCTCACTATAGAGGGGTCCGGGTAAGCCCTTCAGCTCGTCGCAGAGCTGTTGATAATGGGCTGGCGTCCGCGTTTTAAGGTTGGCATAAGTGGCAACCATCTTGGCCCACGATTGGGGTACGACAAGAGGCTGTTCCTCACCCGTGTACACGTACAGTTTACTGCAGAATGAAACTTGAGTCCCATCGTCGGGAAACTTTTCGTATTCGCGGGTGACGAGTCCCCATGAATTGTAGAGACGCATTGTCTCTTCAGGGTCCTTTGTCCATTCGTCACAATCGTCACCGAGAACCATAGCCTCCAACGCACCTGAGGCAAAAGCGTACATGAGACGCATGATCCCATTCCCATAGGAGGTCATGTAAGTCCCAGACGGCATCATGCCATACTCGGTGGACGTGTAGAGTTCGTCCCCAATTACATACACAGATCGTGGCGCAAGAACGGCCCATAACTTGGCGAGTCTAAACCACTCCTCCTTGTCAGGGCCTTCAGCGCAATCGTACAAATTGAGGGGAATTTCCTCGATCATTTCTGGGGAAACTCTCCTCTCCCAACCACTAACATCACTAGCAGTGGGGCCAAATCCAAGTCGTTCGGAAATGGTCTTGACCTTGTGCAGAACGGCAGCATCATGGTGTTGTCCTCGACCAAGACCAACCATGTTTCCAAGGTTCGGATAGTGGGATTTCTCCTCATCACAGTAATCTGCAAAGAGAAGACGTTCAACCACCTGGTCCACCAAGGAGATTGCCATGATCAGTCTGGGAGTGTTGACTTTCCTAGACGGATGCTGTTCCCCCTTAATGAAGGGGCGCACGGGATCCTTAAGACCCATAGCAATGGCCACGGTCGGATCCCGTTTGATTCGTTCTACTTGCTCCGAGTCGACACGGCGCCATCTTTCGAATCTTTCTTCGATGGCGTCTGTGATGAGCTCGTAGTGCTGGTCAATGACTTCGGCGTTGCTGCCTCCGAGTTGACTCCACGGGAAGCCGGGGTTTGATTCACGTGGGACCTTACAGAGCAACTCGGCGATTCTTTCGCGGAGTTGCCATCCTTTGTAGAGTCTTGGTCTGAAGTTTGCGAGCCTACGTCTTGTTTGATACCTGGCTTGAGGTCGGTACGCGTCTGGGATTGTGGCCCTAGGGGTTTTACAGTAGTACCTGAGAGAGCGGAAGAGGGTCTCGGAGTTCCTTGCTGGGAAACTGTAGTCTGATACTTGAGGCCATTTTCTTCCAGCTTCTTGTTTCTCTGGCGTTTCGTAGGATGGCTGGTCACTAATGTAAATCCTTCCTGTTCGACCGACTCGGCAGATTCCGTCGTTAAATTCGCTTCTACCGAAGCAGCAACGGTTGAGGTCTGCTGAGAGGTTTCGGGTTCCGAAATACTCGTTCCAGTAGTCTGGGTCACGGTCGTTGCAGGCTCCTGAATCTCGGTCGCCAGGGCAGGTGTCGGCATGCTGACACCCGCTGGAGGGTCCACAGACTCATATTTAGCATCTCCGCGAGTCAGGACAAAGTCACGGCGGTCAATGAAAGATTTAAAACCTCCCTCACCTTCGTGTTCACCACCCCTGCCTTTCTCGCCTTTGCTGGCTTTGGCTTGGCGGCGTCCTTTGTCTCGCATCTGTTTTCTAAAGTCCGAGTCATCACCCATGTCGTCGTAGCTATCCTTGTACATGTTCTTGGGGTTCCAATAATCGTCGTCATCGTAGTCATTCTCCTCACGCTCACGATAGTCATCGTAATCGTCCTGCTCTTCATAGTAGTCGTCGTCGTCGAAGTCCAACTCGCCATGCCCAGGGTCCGATTCCTGTTTGACACCAGGTTTCTTCGTGAAGTGCCAGATGTCGTCGATTTCCTTAGCACGCACAAGAGCGCGCCTCAAGTCAACGCCAAGGTTGAGGTTCCCTGCCTTCTTGACCCCGATGTGGACACCATAAACCTCACCGGCTCCTGTCACTGACACTATAGGAGCTCCAGACCACCCGTGAGTGGTCGATGAAAGGTGTGTAAATCCGCTCTTGCACGTGATGTTGTCCGTGGCAAGTGCTTGTCCGAAGGAAGTAAAAGAACCAACCTTAAGTTTGCCCATTTCATGATCGGTGGGACCACAAGTCCTGATAAGGGTACGGTGTCGCAAGCGAACTGGACTCATTTTGAGTGGCTTGACGGATTCCTCCGGCTTAAAAGGGATCTTGCTCATCATCGACTGAGAACACGGGGCATAAGCAATGTCCTCATCAACTATAAATTTCCATTCAAACGCTTTAACCTTGGTTTCCTTCATTGTGTCAGGGCAATCCGGGGCGTACCCGAGAACGTCTGACTGCTCGAGCACGTGTCCAGCGGTGACAATAAATGTTTTATATTCACCATCTTTCTTGGCCATGACAATGAAACCGGTGCCCACTATACGAGTAGCGTCTGGGTGGGTTTGGATGAAAACCACACACCCTCGCCTAAGTTCGGAAGTCTTTTGTGCTTTGTAAACTGCTGAGCCCGGCTGGGTGGCCTCTTGCACATAATCAGGACCAAGTTCGATCCTCTTGCGGAAGAAGTAGCGCATTATAGCGGGGGGGTCCCTAATGATATTGTAGATCCCTCCGCAAACACACTTCGCACACCAAAAGGTATAACGAGCCTGTTCCACGGTTGTGTTGACACTTTTCTTAATAGAAAGTACCATGTCTTTGGCCACGTAGAAGGCTGTACGCCCCAAGAATAGTAACATGAACAAACTAGGGACGAGCAGTGTACCAGCTGCGTACGGAAATCGGTTTGCAAAAGCCAAGATCATATAAGCAGAATGTTTGACACAAACTGCGGCTGTAATGAAACCAACGTACCACACACGCCAGTATAACTTTAGCGCATAGTAAAAAGTCCAGAAGGTTGTACTGATGAATTCCCAAGTGCCACTCATGAAGTTTAACATTTTCTTAACGTACACAGTTAAACAAGTGACACAAGGGGAACCAGCGTAGTCGGCCAAGAACTGTTCAAATTGTTCCAATTTGTGGGTTAAGTCTTCAAAGGCGGACACACTCGTGATATTTTCATTAGAAAACACGAAGTACTCTGGATCGAATTTAGGAGGGCCTGCTGGATGAGTCTCAAAGTTCTCCCAGAAGTCTGGGTTCGGGCTCTTTGGATTTGGATCCGCGTAAGCTGAACCAACGCTAGAAGCGGCAGTCTTCGGGAAGAAAGGCAGGCCATCAACTCCCCCCGGGTGTGAAACCAGGAAGAGTGCAAGGATGGTGACAATAGTCAACATGGTGGGGCCTCGTGGGATTTGTGTTGGGAATAAATCCGAAAAATCTTCAACGAAGCTCCGCACAGTGATGCCACCCCATTGCTCCTCGGACGCCACCCTCCAGAGCTTGGGGCCTGTAGGCTCCGTCTCAGCAAAGTGGTGTGAGTACCTAGTTGGCATAGTCCTATGTACCACAGGGACCTGCCGCTCAGGCTCGTCGTCGTCGCTGGATTCCTCCTGTGGCACAACCACTCCAGGTGTGGGTGTGACGACGTACGGTTCGACATGATTCGCAACAAGAGTTTCAAAGGAGGGGAGATTGGCAAAGGGAGCTGTGAAACGCTCACCAAAGATGCTTTCATCAATCCACTCCTGCTCTCGCTGGAGATCGATCTCGCACATCTCCTGCAAATCCACCATGGGATGATCCACCCAATCGGCTGGATCATCCGGCGGACTCACCGGAAGAGGGATGAGGGGTGACCTCG